ATAACGCGTTTATGGGCGTTCGGAAGTGATGATTTAACGGTCAGCAGTGTAAACGGCGGCAAAGCATATATAGACAGTCCAAACATTGAAAAATACGGAGTACAAGAGGGGTACAAAGATTACAGCGACTATACGTCAGCGGACAAACTGTACCGTAATGCAAAGTGGGAGTTTGACGAGGACAACGAAGATAGAATAGATGCACCGCAGTTGACAATCAGCGGTAAATTGATTGACCTATCCAAATTAGCTGAATACGGTGCGGCGGAAAAGTTGGAAATAGGCGATACGGTACACGTATTTGACATAGACGGTACGGAATATGTGCAGAGGGTAATTGAGTATCAGGCATATCCGTTAGAGCCGAAAGAATCTAATATATCAATCGGGCATATCAGACGTGATTTTTTTATCGGGCTATGGCAGACAGAACAGGCAACAAAGAAACATGCAAAGTGGCAGACGGCGAACAACAGTGTAAATATCCGAAAAGTACAAGGAACGGTGAACACAGACCGAAACAAGGTGCAGTCGGACAATAAGCTGTTGAAAATTGTCGGCGATTTGTTGACGATAAAAGATACAAATAACCGCGTTCGTGTACGTTTGGGAAATTACAACGGTGAATTTGTTTTTATCATTTACGACAAAAACAAAAAACAGGCGATATACCTAAACGAGGACGGCGAGGGTGTTTTTGCCGGAAGTATTCAGACAATGAAAGACTGTCTGATACAGGGTATGTTGCGTGTTGGTATGGCAGGCAACAACACAAAAGGTATTGAATTTTACGGCGACAGTTATCAACCTGACAAAGACGGTAACTATTCAACACCGTATGCACGTTTGGTACCGTATGTGGCAAATAATGAAGATTATAAGGGTATAAATGTTGAGGGCGGCGAGTTGTGCGTTGATGAAAGTCCTGTTGCAACAACCAAGGATATAAATAATCTATCAAAACAAATAGAGGCACTGACAGAAAAAGTAAACAACCTAAAGAAACAAATTGACACAATGTCATAAAAAATACTACCCTCATTTTGAGGGTAGCTGAATTAACGTAAGCTGTTTATAGTTGGTATTATGGTAGAAACATAGTAATCATACGGAATGTGTTCAATATCTTTTTCGTATAGAGGAATATCGGTTAATATTGGATTCAATAAATCGTCTTTTTTACAGAGTTCGTGTCCGAAAAATTCATAATCGCCTAAGCCTATAGTTACTAACATATCATTAATATCATACATACTGACATACTGTACACCGTCACGTTTTTCAATAGGTAGTTCCGGCAAAAGTGACAAGTTAGTTGTGTACGGCTTGACGGTCGGTGTCGGTGTTGGTTCTGCGGTGGTATCTGTATCAATCGTAATAGTGTTGTCACTGAAACCAACATTGAAAACGCCGACAGCGTCGGCAACGTCACGTAATTTGAAATATGTATTATCGTTGATGTTGTAACCCTCAATCGCCGTTTCTGTACCGTTTACGGCAACAGGGAACGGGTTAGCCGTTACGGCATATTCTACGGCGAAACCTGTCGCGGTCGCACAGATTATACCGCCTGTTATAAAACCTAATATAAATTTTTTCATAGCTTGTAGCCTCCTTTTTGTTTTTAATATATAATAATTTGTGCATTTTGTCAATATTTGTTTGACAATACAGCATTAATATGGTAATATAAAAATAAAAAGAAAAAAATTCTAAAAAACTATTGCTTTTTTTAAGCAGATAGAATATAATATAACGCATGAGATAGGCCTCAACACGCCTCTTCGCAATGCGAATGCGTACCATGTTGAGGCTGCTTTTTTATTTTAGGAGTATTGTATGGAAATAAAAAGACCGACTACAATAGAAGAACAAATAAAAATTTTAGGTGGTAGAAAGTTAGTTATTGAAGATGTTGAATTCGCTCAAAATGTACTTTTATCGGTAAATTATTATAATTTTACTGGTTATTTACATACATATAAAAATGCAGATGACAATTACGAAAACATTTCTTTTAATCAAGCGTATAGAATATATCTATGCGATAGACGTATTAGGTCTACTATATTATACGCGATAGAGAGTATTGAACATAATTTAAAGACGAAAATCGCTTATGTAATAGCGATGAATACCTGTGCAACATCTTACTTAAACAAAGATATTTTCGTGGATGAAGAAGAACACCAAAAACTACTACAAAAATTTGGACAAGCAATAAATAGAAATAGTAAAATACCATTCGTAAAACATCACATAAAGAAATATGACAGAAGATTTCCTATTTGGGTAGCTATTGAAATTTTTACCTTAGGAATGGTGTGGAATTGTTATAAAAATTTAAAGACACCTCTAAAAAAGAAGATTGCATCAAAATTTAATATAGGTTCCGTTTATTTGGAGAGCTGGATTGAATGTATATCTTATTTACGAAATGTATGCGCACACTATATGAGGTTATATAGATTTAAGGTACAGAAGACACCTAAAAAGAGTAAAAAACATAGTATGAATAATATATCTCACTGCATATATGACATTATAAATGTAATGCGTTTTTTAATGCCAAGTAAAGATGAATGGAATAATTACATAATTTCTAATATTGCTCAAATCTTTGAAGAATATAAAGATGTTGTAAGTCCTGAAGATTATGGTTTTCCAAAGGACTGGGAAAAAACTTTAACATTATAATATTGAAATTAAGCACGTCTTACGGCGTGCTTTTTTCGTACCCAAAATGAGGTGACACAATGTACAGACGAATACCACCATAGCACGCTTACGGCGTGTTTTTTTAATACCAAAATCCCAATCAATTATGATTTAGAAAGGACGGATAAAATGAAATTAAATTTTAATTTTAGCGGAAAAACGCTGTTAAAGGATTGGTGGCCGATAGTGAAAGAAAATTTCAAGACCATTGAAACAGACCACAACACACTGTCCGACAAATTGGACACAGAAATCACGCAACGCACCAACGCTGATGTAGGGTTGGCAGACAAAATCACCGCCGAAACCAAGGCAAGGGAAAGTGCGGATAGTTCGTTAAGCAGTCGCATAAACAACGAAGTGACAATACGACAGGCGGCGGATAATGAACTGCAACGAAATATTGACAGTGAAATCACCGAAAGGCAGACGGCAGATACCAATATTTCAAATTCAGTGAAAGCCGAAGAATCAGCAAGAAAAAGTGCTGACAAAGAATTGAAAGCACGTATTGATGAAATCAATGCGAACACCGAAACAACTATACTGTTTGGCGACAAAAAGCAACATACAGTAAAATTTGTTGCACCGAGTAAGCCTACACTATATTTTGACGGACAACAAGAATATGATGGCGAGAGTATGACGGTTGATATTACACTGAAAGACGCGTTTTACATTGACGGGAAGCAGATTGCCGGAACGTTTTCAGAACCGTGTATAAATGTACCGATAGACGGCATTTATATTGTTGTTCGCTATGATTTTATTAAAAATACGTGTAGTATATCATCAAATTCTACATCTGTACCGTCGGCAATTTCGGGTGATGTATGGACATTTACATTGTATCATATTCACGATATAAATTTAGAAATGAAGATAGACAGCGAATCGCCGACAGGGGAAAGATATGAATTTATATCTGCGTCGTTTGACTATGTCATAGAAAACGAAAATACCACAGGCGACAGTTATTTCATAACCAATACATACGAACGTGTTCGTACATTGGCAGATTTGGCAACTGTCAATAAAAATTCATTTATTGACGCTGTAAATGAAAATGCAAAAAATATTACGGACATCACCAAAAACCAAATATTTGTCGTGTGCGACGGCGACCACGACGAATTAAAAATACAGGCGGCGTTGTCGAGAGCCACACGAGGCACGGTAGTATATATCATGGGTGATTGTGTACTGACTAACGAAAACACACAGGACAGTGGGCTTGTTTCGGGGTTCGGTCATTATAATGCTATATTAAATGTAGGTATACGAGTTACATTAGACGGTACTTACTGTAGTTCAATTACGTTTAAAAATACCAATCCTGCCGCACGTCAAGTTATATTCTTCTTGGGTATTATGGCGAAGTTAAAAAATATAAATTTCCAAGAGGATAACACCACCTGTACTCAAACATCTGTTAATCCTATGATTTTATTTGGCAATAGTAACGCAATCGTTGATAATTGTGTATTAGGCGAAGTATATGATGTAAATCAAGATGATAGTACCGTTGGTAATATCATTATGTGCAGTGGTTCAAAATTTACAAACAATGTTATTGACGGTTGGTGCTTAAAAACAAAAACCAATATAGGTGCATGTATGAAATTTTCGGGTGTTTTTGTAGATAATAATAAATTTACAAATATATGGACTACCGACAATTCAGAGTCGGGATATTTAATGTCTGTATTATCATCGACATTTATAAACAATGTATTTGAAGATAACACCGTACCGCAAGGGGAAATATATTTCAGCGGTAACAAAAGTCTTTGTTATCATAATATTTTCAATAGTAGTGATATCGGGAATATTACACTGGCAGACAATACAGCCAATAATGTATTTATTTCGTTAGATTTGAACGAGCGTATAGCAGTCAGATTGAGAAGTATCTGTAATGACAATACATTCTTGGGCTTAAAGGTAAAAGAAGGTGATTGCGCTTTTGATTTGGGTATAGAATCAACATTCGCAAACAATTATATTAAAAATCTGTCTATTATAACAACGGATAGTACAGAAGGTAAAGAATATAATATCCTTTATGCAAACAAGGCATTTTGTCGTGATAATGTGATTCTATTATCTGCGGCAACAAACACATTAGAAAATCTGTACGTTATCGAAGCTAACGCTTCGTCGGTTGTAACGGGCAATGTCACAAGTGCAAGCTCAATAGGTCAACTGGACGAAGGTTGTGTGGCTGAAGGTAATACGGTTGCATGGAGTTAAGGAGGTCGAATATGTACAAATTTTATATGAAAAACGGAACAGCGTATTTCTATGAACACGGTGTTGAAATTGACGGCACAGTGTACGGAATACGTACCGACAGAGATACATTGCGTATAAAACGCAGTGTTGTCAATGATAAATTCGCCGAAACTGACGACAATTTCGATATGGACACAGAAATTGCAAAAATTCAGCATACGGACGTTACGTTTGAACAGCCTACGGCAGAACAGTTGGAGCAGATACAGGCGAAAACATTTGACAGTATGTCGGAATTAAAACAGCACGTTCAGTCTGTTATGAGTGGTGACGAAACAATGTCACAGGACGAAATCAATGCAATGCTGTTACTACAGATTGCAGAGTTAAAGGCAGGTGTCAGCAATGAATAAGGCATTGATAAAAAGATATTACAAAAAGGGGCTATATACCAAGAAACAGCTTGATGTATTTGTCAAAGCAGGTTTTATTACAGAAGCTGAGAAACAGGAGATTATGGAGGGTTAATTTATGGATAAGATTTTTAATTGGACAAGTACGGTTATTGGAATTGTAGGCGGTTTTTTCGCCGCAATATTCGGTCAATGGGATAGTATTTTATGGGCGCTGTTGGTGATAATGGTGCTGGATTATCTGACAGGTATTATCAAGGCAATCTACACAAAAACAATGTCGAGTGAGATTGGTTTTAAAGGACTGCTCAAAAAGATTACTATATTAATTATAGTAGCGTTATCAAACGTCCTGCAACAGATTACAGGCGATAACGTCGCAATTCGTGAAATTGTCATTATGTTTTACATAGCAAATGAGGGTATAAGCGTGTTGGAAAATGTGGCGGTAATTTACCCGCGAATGCCACAAAAGTTGAAAGATATATTGCTACAACTGCGCGGCGAAGATGATACGGAGGAATAAGTATGGATATTCAAATCAAACAGGGTCCGCAGTGTCACCCGTCCAACTGTTATACATATAGGAATGGCGAGATTAAATATATCGTCATTCATTTTACGTCAAATAACGGCGATACGGCATTGAACAACTGCAATTATTTCAGCGGTGCAAATCGTGGTGCGTCTGCACATTATTTTATCGGTGATGACGGAATATATCAATCTGTACCCGATAAATGGGCGGCGTGGGCTGTCGGTGGTACAAAAATTTACAAACACCCGTATTGTAGGAATATGAACAGTATTTCGATTGAAATGTGCAGCCGTATCGGTGCGGACGGTAAATACTATATTCGTGACGGGATTGTGGAACAGACAATTAAATTAACACGGTATTTGATGAATAAATACGGTGTGCCGGTAGAAAACGTATTACGACACTATGATGTGTGGGACAAGAAGTGTCCCGAACCTTTTGTACGTCAGCCGGAGCTGTGGGATAATTTTAAGAAAAGATTAACAGGAAGTGAGGATTTAACTATGTCACAGTACAATGAACTAAAAGATTTAATTAACGCACAAGCGGCAAAAATCGCTGATTTACAAGATGTCAACAGACAGTTGGTCGCTGTAGTACAAACTACAATGGTGTATGATTATATAGATGAAAATATGCCCGATTGGGCAAGAGCGGCGGTTCAAGCTGCAATGAGTTGTGGTGCAATCAAGGGTGACGAAAACGGTCGTCTTGGACTGTCCTATAAGGATTTACGTGCCATTGTACGTGAATATCGTTGCGGATTGTATAATAAATAGGATAAAAAAATAGGTGGCTACGTGCCACCTATTTTTTATTTGTTTTCGTTTATGCGGTTTATTGCGTCAAGCAACAATTTCTCCGCCCAAACAGGCGGAGTTCTGTCACCCTTTTCCCAATGGGCGAGAGTGCCTAAAGGGATTTCAAACCGTCTTGATAGTTCGGCTTGCGTCAGACCTGCCGCAAGTCTAGCTTGTTTTATTTTGCAATCCATATTATCACCTTTTATTCTATATCCCCTGTCATTTGAATGACAGGGGATAAGTTTAATTAATCTTCAATTTCAAAATTGATAAATCTTTCAACTTCGTTTTCTTCATCATCTGTTACAACAATTTCATCATCAACGATTTCAGCGTTTAGGTTGTTGTTTCTGATTTGTTCAATTAGAAAATCTTTGTATAGTTCGATTGCTTCTGCTTCGCTTTCAGCAGTTACATAATCGCCTGCGTAATTATCACGACTTGCCTCTACTACATTACCGTTTTTGTACATTTCGTTTGTTACCTTAAATCTTTTCAT